ACCTTGTTCATTTCCTCTCGGCTTGGTCTCTTTCCTTTAGGCGCATAACCTGCATTTGCAAGTGCTCTGCCGATTGCCGAAGTCTCACAATTCTCCAATGCTGAAGTCTGATTAACCCCTCGGCTAGTAACTGTTTCTTCAGCGTACCCTGTTGCCCATGCAACGCCATCTTCAGCATTCTTAAATAGATACGCCTTAACAATGTATCGAGTAGCCTCGACCACTTCCAACTCAGTTGATATGCGGAACGCTGGATAGTCCTTAATAAACTTTTCAAGTCTCACCTCTACTGGTTCGTAATCGGCTAAATTAAACATACAGTTCGTTTTCCTCTGTGGCTAGCTGCCCTGCGAGTGCGCCATAAGAGCAGAGATCGACCCAGTTGTCGATGTGTTGTGCTGATTGATTAGTCCTTGCAAGTTTAACCAAGACCATGATCCCTGCCACCTGATAGTCGTGTATCGGTGTTTGTAAGTATGCTGAGAGCAGCATTGCGGTGTGTTGCAGGTTATCAGCAGGGTGACCATACGATAGACCACGATCACGGATCGTGTCTGTGGCTGATAAGAGTATCTCATTGGCTTTCATTCCTGCCCCTTGATACTGCGACCTCGGTGATAGCCATCGCGCACACCCTTGTTATAAGCTGTTTTCTGCACATCTATGATGACTATAATAAAACCTATAATCATTCCAATAATGCAGATAAGAAGTAGCTTGTCTGTGTTACTCATGCAGCCACCATCGCTGACTTTACTATGGTGATTAACTCAGCGCGTGAGTTGTAGCCTTGAATAGCACAGATTGCGATCTCGCGCACCATCTGCTCTGATCGATCAGTTGAAAGACCAAGATTAGCTGCATACTGTAAAACTAAGCTCTCTAACAATGTGTCTAAGCTGTTCATGATTTTACCTATCTGCCCCAATGCCCTTGATTGGTGACAGACTTAGTGTGACAGAACTGACCGACTAATCAAGCACATTCTGATAACGAAATGATAACGATTATCTGGCTCGTCCGTAGGTCTTTCCAGACACAATAAATGTCCCGTCCTTTTCTATGTTAATTAGATCAACCTGCACCTTATTGCCATGCACATACATGATGGCGAAAGCCTGTTGCCAGTTAGCAACACCCTTTGTGTATGCAGCTTGCTTAAAGTCCATGAGATTGCCTACCTCAACACCATGTAGAACACGCCCTATACGACCCCCAGAAGCCTCTGAGAAGGCTGAACGCCCTGCTCTGTGGGTATGACCTGAGATGACATTCTTCCCATGCCTACGAGCCGCTTCAAGGGCTGATAAGCCCCCCTGTGGCTTGATGGGTGTGTGGTCTCCATGGACTGCAATCCAGTTAGGTGCAATAGGCATTGGATTCTTATGGAAGGTTATGCCTAATTCATCGAACTTCATGAACTTCTCAAAGCGCAGCTCTGGCAATGCCCCGAATGCTGGCACTTTAGCCATAATGATGTTATACAGGCGATCTGTGTGATTGCTACGAATGCAATCTGTTACGCCTAACTCCCAGAGCAAGTCCACAGCTTGATTGCGGTCATCATCTAGGGTCTGGGCATAACTCCCCATGCGCCCTTCTTCCCACTTGCTTATCTGTGGTAGATCAATCTCATCGCCAATTGTTACTACTTGGTCAGGCTTAAACTTCTTAATGAAACTAGCAAGATTGCGAGTTGCTACCTTATCTTCATATGGTACTTGAAGATCTGAAACGACTACGATTCGCTTAATCGTCATCCTCATCTATGTAATCGCCTAACTTCTCTGGCGGTATCCCATCGGGCAAAATCCAATGCGGATATGCCTGTGGCTCTGTAATCATGAACATGGCGATGTCCTCTGGAAAACCTGCTCGCTTTAGAGAACAGAAATATTCATAAAGCCCAATGCAGTAGGCATCGAGCTTTGAGTAACCTTGCTCTTCTAGAGCCTTAGTTGCTTTTCTTGCCATGGCACTATGTTACCTGTCGAGAAGTATGTTGTAGATCTCATCCACTCGCGTGTTGAGTCTTTTGATCTCAGACAATAAGTGTGTGATTACATAGCCAGACAAGCCGCCTAGTGCTGCAATGGTGGCAAGATAAAGCGTGAAGAAGTCTGATTGTGTCACTTCTTGATGCCCATAGAAGGATCGTTAGGTGAAAGGTAGCGCAGTACAGGTGGAAGTATTGAAGCAATGCCAGCTGCAATGAGTGCCTGTGGATCTGTGACACCTGCTGCATACATTGAGATCGCTGCTACCAAGAAGGCTCTAGCCCAAGATCCTGCTGCTGTCTTTAGTTCATTCATTAGTTTCCGCCTAACATAGGTATCTGAAAAAAAGCACCATCATTGTCAGCTTCTTTCTTAAAGCTAACATGCATGTGCTTAGTGTGTTTGTTAGCCCCTGTGTACTTGCGCCACTTCCAATTAAGGATTCGTGAGCAAATTCGTCCATCGTAAATGATGTAACTAATACGCTTGTCTTTCTTGGATTTGGACAATATACGAAGCTGATCAGCAAGATCTCCCATGATGTCTGGCTTACCACCTTTGAATAAATCTTTGTCCACATCAATGGCACGAACCCAGCCCTGCTCATCTGGATTATGATCTGACTTGCGAGCAGCGTGTCGGGTATCACCGATCCAACCATCCGATGCGCGGTCACGATCTGGGAACGAGTCATCGAACTGTTCTCGGAGTTGGATTGCAGCTTTAGAGAGTCTTGGCTTCATGTTCTACTGTTGGTGCAAGCAACAGTTTTGCCTCATCTTCTGTAATACCTAATTTAGCAAACAATGCAGCCTTTGCATTTGAGGCTTGTTTTTCTGCTGCTACTCGCGCTTCATCTGCTGCAACATCTATTTCCCATTGAGCGTATTCTTCGTCATTCATCTCGCGGTCAATGATTTCATCAGTATCGGCATTGTGAATTCTTATCATTGGTCTTTTCATTATTTAACTCCGTAAATTAGTAATTGAGGACTATTGACAAAAGTTGATGTGCCATTGCTAGAAAAAAAGGTTATTGAAGTAATGGCTGCGGAAGTCGCTTCATTTGCCCCCCAAGTTTGTGCAAAACCTTGATTTGCCGCAGCGTTGAAATAATAAGTCATTTCAACTGTTGGTCGCTTAGTCGTTGAATTAGGCAAAGTAATTTGCCCCCATACATACGCACTTGTAGTATTGTCATAACCACTAACGCTGCTAATCGCGGAAACAGATGTACCTTTAGTAAAAGCATTATCTCTGTCTCTATTGTTGTAACAATAATTTGCAGATGTAGTGCCATTGAGTCTAGTTAATAATGGTGTTGAACCACCTGTAAAAGCCATTTGGCTAATTGTAAAATAAAGGTATGTGTAACCTGTCGGTGTGATGTTAACTGTTGTCGTTGTGCCTGAAAGTGTTGTTGTGCTGAGCAAAGTCATACCGCCACCGCTTGCAGGTGCAGCCCACTTTAATCCTGTTGCTGTTGTTGAATCTGCTGTGAGAACTGTGTCGTTTGCGCCAACTGCAAGGCGAGCAGGTGTGTCGTTTGCAGTAGCTGCAATTAGATCGCCCTTAGCATCTACGATTGAGTTCTGAATAGCATTGCTATCATCCTGTGCAACCCATGAAAAATCCATGTCTGTGTTAGATGCCTTAGATAACACTTGACCTGTAGTGCCACCCTTAAGATCGACCAATGAAGCATCAATCGCATCGCCTAGAGTCTCAATGGCTACTGCGCCATCCTTGACTAGGTCAGTACTGGTTGGTACTGCCCAACCAAAATTAGGGGTTGTTGTTGCCATTAGGTTAGAGCTCCGATCGCTTTAGACCACTGTAGTGTACCATTTACGCCACTCCAGATGGTGTTAGTTGGAATTACTGTTGCCCATGTCGGGGCTATAAGAGAAAAGTCTGTAGGTGAGACATAGATAGTGGCATCCACGAATGTTGGTGTGGCTCTAATTGATATGCCCTCTACAAAGCCTGAGAAGTACCCCTCGAACATGTTGAATGGCAGGTTAGTGATAACTACTGGCTCACCGAAGAATAGGTTAATTAGGTCATCTCTAAGGGCATCTGGCATAAGAGGATTGTCAAGTCTAAAAGTAATCTGGTCGAGCTGTGTTCTAGGCGTTGAGCGCAGGGCTAGATCGCGATCAATGATGTCCTCAATATCTGCAAGGAATCGGATATTAGAATCAAATGTTCTTTGGTAGCGACCATAGGTGATAATCGAAGCATCGTCTGTTGCTGAGTAGGTTGAGCCGTAGTCGTTGCCATAGCGCACAATCTCGCTGTTGCGAATCTTGCCAATTTGAAGGATTGACTTAACGCTGGCAGGGGAAGCGTAATTGCCGTCTAACTGGGTTGAACCATTAGCTGCTAAATAGTTACTTCTATGATCCGCGTCCGCATAGGCTATTCGCCCCTGCTTGTCCTCGTAAAGCGTTCCGAGCGCGCTGTCTGCTATCTGTTGAACTAAGGTCTGAGTGTTGCGATCTGCTGCTGAAAGATTGTCCATCTGATATAGACCAGCATCAATCTCACCCAATCCCACATTCTCAGCATTAGCCCATGTGGTAGTAGGATCGTAATTAACCCATTGAAGGGCAGCTGCAACTTCTTGCCATTCACCTACTAATAGATCTTCAAGAATAATAGCAATCTGTTCGCCATCTAAATTGTGTGCCACAGAATCCGTGTAGATGGCTTTAGGCAGTTTAGCCAAAGCACCTACTGCAAGGATTGTGCCTAGTGTGACAAAGCCTGATTCCTCTGGGCTTCTGACTGAGGTTGAGAAGTCTGACACTGTTCCACCGAATACAGGTACATAAGTGCCACCGCTATCTTTAAGCTCTAAAGTCAGAAGATCTGTAACATCAACATCAAACAGAGAGTTATCTGAATTGATGATCTCCATGCGAGCATAACCTGCTTGACATTGACGATCTATGTCGATTCGACCTGTGACAAGATTGACGCTAGTAACATTTGTGTAAACAGTCGTGCCGACTGTTATGCGCCATTGAGGAAGCCATGTCATACTGCAAGAAGTCCTGTTGCGCTAGTGCCGCGCTGATAAGACTGACGAACAACATCTTCCACAGCTCTAGCAATAGCTTCTGGATCACCAATGCCAGCTTGAATTGTAATGTTATAAGCATTAGCTGCCTGTGCTGCATAGCGTGAACCGCTTACTGCACCTGACACACCTGCTCCACCTGCTAGACCTTGCAATAGAGATGAACGAGCAATGCTTTCTAGATCAAGTGTAGAAGCCATCTGACTTGCAGCCGATGCGTTCTCCATGTCCAGCAAGTCTGCAAAAGCATTAGCGCGAGCTGCTGCTGCATCCGCATATTCTAGAATCGCTTCGATTGAGCCACCGACTGTTGAGATAGGTGCAATGTAATCACCTGCTGTAATTCCAGAACCTAAAGATGCGCTGCTAGGTATTGTCTTTGAACCAGTAGAAGCAAGATTGATTTGACCAAGTAAGCGCAATGCTTCTTCAAGATTACTAATGTTGATAAGGTCTTTAGGCTTTAGACTTTCTAGGATTGACTTAATGTCCTGAAGTTTTACATTCTGCATTCCTAACGTGCCAAGGATCTTTAGGTCTGCATTGAGTTTAGCCGTAGCAGCGATGATGGCTGCTTCATCCTTAGCGGCAATAGCATCTTCCAGAGCAAGGATAGAACGCTTAACATTGAGGCGAGCAGTATCGTTAGCAATCTGTAAGACCTGTGCGCTGCTGGTTGCCTTGCCTAATTGCTCAGCCTGATTAGTAAGGGCTGCTGCAATCTGGATCTTGTCCATGTCAAAGACTTCATTGCCTTTGTTAAGAGCAAGGTTAGCCTTGTCAATAGCTGCTCCAAGTTTCTTATCTTTAAGAATCTTAGCCTGTGCCGCTGCTTGCTCTTTTGTAAGCTTCGTCATTGCCATTGCGTTCTTTCGAGCGATGGCATCTGCGCGCTGTGTATCCTGTGAGGATACTGTCATTGAGATGTTGCCGAAACCCTTACCATCACCAAATAAACCGCCAGAAGGTGCAAAGAAACTTAGGTTCTTGAAATCAAAGATTGACTTCGTAATCTTGATGAACTCGCCTGTCTCACGAACGAAGTTAGCAATCGACTGCGCTGCTTTGTCGATCTTAGCAATAAACTCATCTGTTGAATTAGAATTAGTGACTGTGATTAACGCATCGACAAGACCCTTACCAATAGTCTCTTTAGCGTTATTAGAAGCAACAGTTAATTTAGCAAGTGAACCTGCATAGGTATCAGCTGCGGCAGTTGCTTGACCTGCGAATAGAACCGCTAGGCGTTCTTGGATCTGCTCAAAAGTTGAGGTTGAAAGTTCTGCCCGTGTAAGTCCTACACCCAAGCGACCGAGTGCCTGAGTCTGTCCCAAATATGCCTTCTGCAAGCTTTGTGAAACTTGGGTGACTGACTTGCCAGTACCAGCAGCAATGTCAAGTGCAAGTCCTAGCAATTCCTGTGACTTAGTTACATCACCTGTAGCGCGAAGTAAGCGATCCATTGCAGGGCGTAACTCATCATCAAGCACACCTGTCTGCATTTCAAGGCGAGAGATAAAGCCATTGACTGTGCCAATGTTTGCGCCGTAAGCAAGACCCAGATTCTTTAGAGTAGTCCCTAGAGCCTTAGCAGCCTTGTCATCTTCTGCGAATGCCTTAACAGATGCCTTAGCGTAGGACAGAAGCTTCTGTGCTGAATAAACAGCAAGTAATCCTTTAGCAAGACCCTTGACATTCTTGGTCAGTTTGTCTGTAGAAGTCTCAGCTTGCTTGAACGCCTTTTTACCTGTGAACTCGGCGGCTATGTCAATTCTTACATCTGCTGCCATTAGCGCACCTGTGTCCTTTTCTCAAACTCAACTTTAGACTTCTGGATCGCTTTGACAACAGCTGCGTTAGCCTTGCCTTGATCTTCAGCCCATGCACGAAAGATTGCACGACCCTTCATCTTACGAGAAGCGCGACCTGACTGCCCTTCTTGTCTTTGATAAGCATTGACAATAGGTGAGGTTCTATTCATAGCATCAATGAACTGCTGACCAGCATTAGGATTGTTGCTCATTGATTCGCTCTTAGATCCTGAACGGATTGTCTTGCCATAATTAGAATGACCAAGTGCCACGACTTTAGCCAATGGTGCTTGGGGTCTGCCCTGTGGATTTAAGCGACCAGCAGTCTCATAGATAGAACCTGAAGGCGAAGCATTGACAATGCGAGCAAGCGAGCGAAACCCAGAACGATTAACTTTAGATGGCGTGGTTTTATACCCAACCCCACGCTTAGCATCTGAAGATGACCAGACTCGGTTGCCCCAAGTGCCGTTAGTGCTTTTAGCCCAACCGCTTAAAGGTGCAGTTGAAGGAATGAAACCGCGAGCCTTAGAAACAATAGGTTTTAAGACTCCAGCGATTTCCTTCTGTGTTTCTTTAGCAAGATCAGGTGTGAATGCTCTGAGGGCTTTTCTAAGCTCTACCGCGCCTTTTACTTCCGTTGGCATCGCTCACCTCTTTCGCTTCATCTTTGAGCCCTTGCACTAATGCATCGAGCATTGCCTTATCTAGATCTAATAACTGCTGTGGCGCGATTCCCAACCTAATGCTTAGCCTAGCAATTAGGTAGGTGAATGGAAGATCGCGCTTTAAGCTAAAGGGTCAGAGTCCAACACTTCCACGCTCTTTAGCGTTTCGATGAAGTCCATCCCATAAGGCTTAACAGTCTCACCTGTCCTGCGTGTTACTTCCCATGCTAACCAATAGACATCGCTCTGCTTTTCTTCATCGCGGAACGCCTTATGGAAGCCCTTTTTAGCGTACTGCTCGAATGCGTATTCCACCGCTGGGGTGATTTCGCCTTCTAGTACGCTTCCATCTGTACGAACTATCTTTAGTTTTGCCATGAGTTTGCCCCTTTGTTAGTTTCTTACGAAGTTGTTACTGCGATTGTACCTGATACGTTCCAAGTTACGCTCTGAGTTGATAGGTCTGCAACTGCACCATTTACAGGTGTTAGGTTGTTCACTAAGCAAGTCATTGTGTAAAGAGGATTAGTTGCAGATGTGATACCAGATGTCTGCTTGAATGTGACAACTGTGTTTGTTCCCCATGTTGCCTGAAGTGTCTGAAGTGTCTTAGCCGTTGCTTCATCGTTCAAGAAGTCGATTGAAATGCTTGAAGCTTCCAAGCCCTTCACAAATCGATGACCCTGATCCCCGAGTGCTGTGACTTCCAGCTCATCGAATGCTCGGTTAATTGTTACTGAAGTTACTAATGTCGAGAGATCAACCGCATTGACAGTTAAGATTCCCGTGTTTGCTAGATAAACTGACATGGATTATTCCTCGTCCTTCTTTGTAGTTACTGACTTTACTGCTGGCGTTTCTTTAACCTGCCCGATCTTGATCAGAAAGGCTTCGTTCTCTTTTTCCCAATCGGACATGTTTAACTCCAACTCGTTAGGATTGATACGGACATCTCACAGCTGAGTAGGTCACCCGATGCAGCGTTGAGAATACTTGGTGCGCTGATTGCGCTTACATTATAGACCAGAGATGATGCGGCTAACTTAGCGAACACGCTAACTACTGTGTCCTCGATGCCGTTAAGATTTCCCTCGTTATCAAATAGTGGAACAGTCATCACAATCTTAAAGTTAGCCATCGGGCTAATAGAGATCTGCCCATTGTTGTTAGGCGTTAAATAAGGATCATCTGGGGAAACAATTACAGAATTAGCAAGAACTGTTGCAGGTGGAAAGGCGAAGGTCTGCCACTTAGCATTATCAACTAATGCAGTTGCTAGTGTCGTTCTAAGAGTGGTTACGGATACAGGTGGCATTATCCCACCATTGAATTAGGGCTCAGCGCGTGAGCAATCAATCCTCTTACCTTAGCGAGTAGCTGTGCGCTCATTCGATAAGGTGAGGGCTGGAAATCGACTGCGTTAGAAC